TTCTGCGGAATCTCCCATACGGTCCGGTAAATCGCCTTGAGATTCTCCGGAACTCCCTCGAGCTGCTGGACCGACCCGCCTTGACGCACAATTTCATTCTTGATTTGGGGGTTCCAAATTCCAAGCTTTTGAAGATCCTTGACCAGGTGCTTGTTGAGCATCACAAACTCGCCAGCCAGTGTTCGACGCAAGTAGATGTTGGTCGTGTAAGGCTCGAAAGCCTCGTTGTTGCCCATGATCTGGGCGGTCGAGGCGGTCGGCATCGGTGCGACCAGCAGGGAGTTCCGGAGGCCCTCTGCACGGATCGCGTCATCAAGAACCCCCCAGTCGTTGTAGTGCTTGGGCGTCACACCCCACATGTCAAATTGTAGCACACCCGTGGATGTGGGAGACCCTGCGAATGTTTCGTAAGGTCCTTCCTCACGGGCCAACTGGTGAGACTCGATGAGTGCCCCGTGGTAAATAGTTTCAAAGATTCGCATGTTGAGTTCCCGAGCCTCAGGACCGTCAAAAGCCAGACCGAGCATCATGAAGACGTCGGCCAATCCCTGTACACCGATGGCGATGGGCCTATGACGCATGTTGCTCTTTCGGGCCGCCTCGGTTGGGTAGTAGTTCCGGTCGATGACGCGGTTCAGATTACGAGTGACGATCTGGGCCACCTCGTGGAGCTTTTCAAAGTCAAACTCCCCGTCCCGCACAAACGTCGGAAGGCACAGAGACGCCAGGTTGCACACGGCCGTCTCGTCAGGACTACTCACCTCTACAATTTCAGTGCATAAATTGCTCGATTTGACCACGCCGATGTTCTTCTGGTTCGACTTGGCGTTGACCGAGTCCTTGTAGCACATGTAGGGCGTACCGGTCTCGACCTGGCTCTTGAGGATGGCGTCCCAGACGTCCCGAGCACGGACCTTCTTCTTGAAGCGTCCCTGTGCCACATACATCCTATAGAGCTCATTGAACTCCTCGCCGTATACGTCGGGCAGGCCAGGGCACTCGTTAGGGCACATCAGGTGCCAGTCTTGGTCCGCCTCAACCTTCTGCATGAACAAGTCAGGGATCCACATGGCCGTGAAGAGGTCGCGACAGCGCATCTCCTCATCACCCTGATTTAGGCGGAGCTCCAGGAACTCCATGACGTCAGCGTGCCACGGCTCGAGGTAGATGGCGAAAGACCCCTTGCGCTTCCCGCCACCCTGGTTCACGTACCGGGCGGTGTTGTTGAAGACGCGGAGCATGGGCACGATGCCGTCAGCCACACCGTTCGTACCGTTGATTCGCGAGCCGCTCGCACGGATGTTCGAACAGTGGATGCCGATGCCCCCGGACCACTTTGAAATGTGAGCGCACTCCTTGAGCGTCTCATAGATGCCCTCGATCGAGTCGTCCTTCATGGCCACCAGGAAGCAGCTCGACATCTGGGGGTTGTTTGTGCCGGCGTTGAAAAGCGTCGGAGTGGCGTGCGTGAAGTACTTTTGGGACATCAAGTCGTACGTCTCACGGACTCGCGGGAGGTCGTCTCCGTGAATGCCGACGGCCACGCGCATGAAGAGGTACTGGGGCGTCTCACCCTCATTCAGGTAGCCCTTCTGGAGGGTCTTGATCCCAAAATACCCAAAGAGGTAGTCGCGCTTCGGCTGGATCACAGCGTCCAACTCGAGCGCCACGCACTTCATGAAGTGGTCCGAGACGATGCCCTTGACGTGCAGGGCGACCATCGCGTCCGAGAAGGTTTTAGGGCAAGCCTTCTGGAGGTTCGAAACAGCGACCCGCATAGCCAAAGTCTCGTAGTCGGGGTCTTCAGTGATCATAGCGACGGCGACCTCGGCAGTGAGGTTATCAATTTCAGTCGTGGAAATGCCGTCGTACATGCTCGTGAAAACCTTCTGGGCCACCTTGTCGGGCTGGACATTCAGGGGAGCAAACTCTGGTGTCTGATTTAGTTTCAGAATTCGATTGGTCACTTTGTCGAAGAGCATGGGCACTTCATCACCTGAGCGCTTGATGACCTTCATTCTATAAAAGACATACGTTCCTTTTTTTTATCCTCGTCTATCTCAATGGACCGCCTTCCTACGCGTCACTCGCTGCCCACACCCCTGTCCGATGCGTACTTCTCGGATTTCAATCGGGAATATATTCATGGTGCCATAACTCGCGCCATGAAGGAGAAGACGGGTTATCAGATCGAGCGCCAGAGCGACCCTGATCTCCAGGCGCTTATGCGTCGAGTCTGGACCAACCTGTCCGCCGACCCGTACACGGACATCCTCAATCAGGTTTCAAAAATGAACGCCCGGGTGGTCAAGGAGGCTACGGCGACCATCTCGACCGGTATGCTCCAACAGATTGTGTACCTGCGTGACATCTCACGGAACCCGGTTCCTCTGGAGACGCCAGTGAGCACGAGCACTTACGGGAATAAAATCCCGAGTAATTTCAAGTTCGGGATCAACTAAATGGTTCGGGCGCTCGATGATATCCTTTTGGGTTTCTTGATTTTCTTCGCTCTCGACCGAGCTATCCGCCTATTTAGCAACGGAGTTGTGGAGCCCTGGGCCCAGACCAAGTCTATGAACAAAAATGTAATAGAAAATTGGAAGATGGCGGCCGAGCTCGCGCTTCTGATTGCGACAGCTGTGGTATTGGTGAATAACCGCAGGTTGATGGCGCATTTTAACCGGGCTTAAGGGGCTCAGACATTTGGTAAGTAAGTAAGTAATGAATAAATATCGTGATGAGACTGCGGCCATGTGTCGGCACAAGGGATGGGACAAGGCTCCAGTCAGCATAGTCTGGATGTTGCTCAACGAAGAGATGGGGGAATTAGCTTCGTCAATTCGTCAGAAGCAGCGCATCTACAAGAAGACGGGACTCAAGAAGGACCGCGGCACGGACGTGATGATGGAGATGGGTGACGTTTTCAGTTACATGTTTCAATTGGCCCATATGCTGAACGTGGACCTCGACGAGATGTGGGAGGTCCACCGTGTAAAAGTACAGACGAAGGTCTATGCGGTGTGCTAATTTAAAAATGTAGAATTATGGTAAGATGGCGACAGCCTGGATGATTGACGACCGCCTTCAGATCGACGGGTTCGACCCCTACACCTGGTCGGGCACTTACGGCGTCAACACCGATGGGTTTCGCAAGGATACCTTTATCGACGGTACGTACTTTACTCAGATTGACGAGACGCCCATGGAGATGCAGGCCCAGGTCGAGGAGAGCCAGAGTCCAGAGTTCAACGCGTCAGGCGCCATGTACCTCAAGACGGCCAGCGTCAACCCCGCGCCCTATCGCATGTTCCCTGCTCGCAAGTTCGAATACGCAGATGGTACGTGCACGTGGTACCGCCCAGACGCGCCATGGTCCTGGATGGATAAAGGCACTGGTTCAGACTCCGTTGGGCGCTGGATCGCGGCCAAGGGTGCTGACGGGATCTTGTTTTATTTGGCGCTCGCCGTTCTTGGTTTCTTCTTGGTTATGAAGCTCAAGAACAAGAACTAAAAAGCCTGGACTTTAGGGGCTACGACCTTGATCAATTTTTTGGATAAATTATCCCTCTCAATTTTCGACCGTTCGTCCAATTTGGGGCAGTAATGCACCTCAAGTTGAATGCATCTCGAACAAAAATCCCCCAAACACTCACGACACTTGAGAATCTTGGGCTTGTGTGGGCACTTCCACCCGAGGCTCGGTCCAGACTTCATTGTCCTTTTGTAAGAGGCACACAATTTCCTTCTTAAAATGGACTGGTGTCTGGTCATCCTGGAGGTCACATAACCCGTTTTTTCGCCCCGCACAGATGCGGTCCCAGGCGGCCTTCATGGCAGGTAGGTTCTTTTCGAACCATTCACGGTCACGCTTGATCCGGGTCACGACGAACTCTTCGGGGGATCGAGGAACTCCGTCCTCGATCCTGGCTGGTCTGTACTGAATAAAGTCACACTCTTCAAGGTCAGTAATTTCCAACTGAAGTTGGACCTGTGGCCAGTAGTGCTTCGGTACCTTGGCCTCGATCTTACGGGTCAGAGGGCACTTGATCTCGATCAAGAGGCCGTCCTCCGTGACGCCGTCAGGGGATGCGCCTAGCCACGCGTACTTGCGGTGCTGAACCAGGCCAATCTCATGTGACTTGCGTCCTGTCCGCTCGTCGTACAGGTCACGGACGAGCGGCTCGAGCAGGGTACCGTGGGCCGTGGCGGCGTTCCCGGCCCACTTGGTCTTGAGTACCTTCTTTTTTATGAAAGCGTCGGGCGTCTCGTAATGGTTGTCTCCGATGGCGCTCGCGACGTCACTTGCTGTGATCATCTGATCACGCAGATCTAACCATTCCTGCGACCTTTGTTCGGCGTATTCAGCCGCGAGTAGCTCACGGGCCCGGGCGACTAGGGTCTCGCTTTGGGGGTCCATCCTTATTCTTAAATCGAGGATCAGTTTTAAGCACTATTTGAGCGGCGTTCTGCTCAGCCTGCTTTTTAGTCGATGCAAATCCAGAACCACAGTTCATTCCATCGACATAGACGCTGATGAAAAACTGACCGCTGATCTGACCCGTCACCTGGTAGTCTGGCAAAGGGTACTTGAGGGCTTGACACCAGCGCATCAATTGGTCTTTGTAATTGTCGTCTACGAGTGAGGTTTGAACTTTGGTGAAAGATTCGAGGACAAACTTCTTGGCGTGGACCATTCCCAGATCCAGATATATGGCACCGACGAGAGCCTCGAACACGTCCTCCATGATGTGCTCGTTTGTGTTCCAGCCGTTCCGCTCACCCTTCTCGTCCATGAGGATCAGCTTGTCGAGACCGAGCGCCTGTGAAATCTCGCACAGGGTCTTGCCTCGGACCATCTTCGTACGGGCTTTCGTCAGGAATCCCTCCTGCTCCTTCTCGTGCAGATCAAAGAGGTGTTTTGTGATTATAAATCCAAGCACCGAATCCCCCATGAATTCGAGTGTCTCGTACGAACCAGTCAGACCCGAGTACCGCTTCAACGCGCTTTTGTGAGTGAAAGCCCGTTGATACAGTTCGATAGTTTTGATTTTCGTGCCAGCGAGGGTATTCATGAGGTCCCTAGACACCGCCGGGGCAGGCTCCATTTCTTGTTGATGTAACTTAGGTTGAGATTTTTAAGTACTCACTTCTTCGCAATGTACTCGCGCGCGAGGATGAACAGCCCATAAAGAATAGCTAGCCACACGAGCACGTTCATGATCTTGGCCGCGGTACAGTACAGAGAATTGTCTTCGGCCTTGCAATTAACAGTCGTGCCTAGGAGACCGAACACGCCTGAACCACCGATTCCACCGTTCCCACTGCTACGAGCCATTTGTTACTATTTTCGAACATTAAAATATTTAGGCAGTCGCCTTGGCCACCTTGGGGCGCGCCTTCTTCTCCTTGGGCGGCGCGTCGGGGTCGACGACCGCCTTGGGCTTCTTCTCCACCACGGGCTTGATCTCCTTGATGTAGTGCGGGTTGATGTACTTCTGGATGTTCAGGAAGGTGACCTGGGTGCCCTCCGGCGGGTGCAGCAGGGTCTGCAGGGTCGCGTCCAGGGTGATGTTCTGACCCGCCTTCAGGCCCTTCTGCTCCACGTACTCGTTCACCTTGCGGGTCACCTGGGAACGGGAGATCTTCTCACCCTCCGGCAGCGCCAGGAAGGCGCGCAGCTCGGGGGTGATGTCCAGAGGCTTGTTGAAGCCGTTGTTCTGGGCACGGGCAGCCGCCTTCTCACCAGACGGGTCCTCGATGTGCTGACGAATCTTGCGCACGTCCTTGCGCAGCGCCTTCAGCTCCTTGGCAAGCAGCTCCAGGGTGACGGGGGTATCAGTGGCCATTTCTACAGTATACACGATACACACCTTTAAGCCCCGTTACTCGAGTGACCAACACGCGATGAAAATTAAGAACAAAAGAATCAGACCGGACAGGACGAGATGCCAGACTTTGCGATCCTGGAGCCCCTCGGTCTTCCAGCCGTCCCCGTATGGTGACGGGTTGAACGGGCTCCCCTTGGTCTCGGTCGGTTCTGAACTTTGAGGGAGATCTTCTCCGAATCCAGGTGGAAGCGTCACGCCACCTGACGGCCTAATTTCAACATCAAATCGAGGACCCATCCCCTGATCCATACATCTCGGTGCGCAGCACCCAGTATCACACGGGTACACGAGACCATTTTCCCGATTTATGTATGCACATATAGTCTTCAGGGGATCCATCGGATCCGCCAAACACATACATCCTTTGTTCAGAAACTCCTGTCTGCAGGAGTTCATCTAGTATTAAAGAAGATTTTAGTATTAGTATTATAATGGAGTACGCCAAACCCCAGAAGCTGCCGGACGGTCGTTACTTTCTGAAGATTTCTGGTCAGCGCCTTCAGGTGAACGGTGTTGTGGCCCAGGACGGTCTCGCGTCCAAGTCGGTGAATTTCAAGCTCGAAGATCAGGCGGCGTTCGAGGCCATCGACATCGAGCTTCTGACCAAGGCCAAGGAGTCCAAGGTGGAGTGGTTCGGCAAGGAGCTCAGTGATGAGACGATCGCCAACGCCTTCCAGGAGAGCGTAACGGACGGCGTCCTCGGTGCGTCGCTCGCATCAGTCAAGGGTCAGGTGGTCACTATGGCGTTCGACAGCCAGAAGAACGCCCTGGCCCTCGAGGACGTGGCGGCCGGTTCCCAGTGTGACGTGGTCTTCGAGCTAGCCGGTCTGTGGTTTCTGAAAAAGTCCTTCGGTCCCATCTGGCGCGTGATCCAGGTCCGCGTCCGTACAGGCACCCGGGCCCAGAACTTCCCCAAGGAGTACCTTTTCTCGGACGAGCCCGAGGCCGAGGAGGACGACCCAGCCGACTACTTGGACTAAATTTTATTCGCACGCTATAATAAATGGATCGCAAGGGCCTGGCTATCATGGTTCTCGCGGCTGTGATTCTCCTACTCCTGGTTGCCCCTCAGAAGAGCCGCTTCGCCCAACCGGGTGCGGCCGTGTCGGGCATGAGCCTGTCCAACGCCAAGTACGCCGCCGCCAACTCCGGCCGCTCGGCCGGTGAGGTGCCCCAGGGTGAGGGCCCGTATCTGGCCGGCGGCGACATGAGCTCGGCGGGTCTCATTCCCCGTGAGGTTGTTCAGACCGAGGATTTCGGGCAGTTCAGCCCCGAGGCGATTCTGAGCGGCCAGAACTACATGGACCCGCGCAGCCAGATTGGCTACCCGGAGACCCTGGGCGGCGTTCTGCGCAACGCCAACCAGCAGTTCCGCTCGGAGCCGATGAACCCTCGTTCGCCTGTTTCCATCTTTAACCTCAGCACGATCCCGCCCGACACCATGCGTCCCAAGTTCGAGATCAGCCCGGAATACCAGTAAGTCGCGCGCGCCTCTGTAACTTAAAAACAATGTAGCCGTCTTTCATAATGGATTTTAAAGCGGCAATGACTGAGTGGGTCACCCTCAAGGCCCAGCTTCTTGCAGCTCGCAAAGATCTCAGCGTTCTGAATGAACGCGAGAAGGATCTTCGCAAGTTTGTAACCGTCCATATGCAACAACACGAGATTGACACCGTCCGTGTCCAGGAGAAGGTCAAGGTTAATTTCAAACTCAAAAAGACCAAGGGGGCTATCACCAAGGATGTGATCAAGAAGGGCTTAGGGTCATTTTTCGGTGGAAATGATGCTCAGGTTGAGGGGGCCTTCCAGGCGATTCTGGATGCGGCGCCGATCAAAGAGTCCGCTGGCGTGACCGTGACGGGGCTTAAGGACCTGTAGCTCTATGAAAGTAAGAACAATGGGCCTGAATGACGAGTACTCGCGTGACGCGTACCAGTATGATCAGGCGTATGATTCAGAAGGCTCGGATGAGTTTGATCCCGAGCTCCATCCCGAAGACTGGCAGGACATGTACTCTCAGGAGATTCTGGATGGGTGGATGCACCTCAGGAACTATCTGGAACAGAATTACATCAAGTGCCGCGCGGGTTATCCACAGTTTGTAGAGCTCGTTCTCGAACCCACGAAGTGGTACACGAACGAAGATCCAGGCCACGTCCAGACCGTCATGTGGAACTCGATCTCAGACTTGCCGATCATCTCAGACCGCGTCGCTCCCCACAACTTTTACGCCTGGATTGAAAATTATATTGATTACTTGTAAATGATCGACATTACCGGTCCGAAGGTTCTTGCCCCTGCCCTCCTGTTCGCGGTGCTCAGCCCAGGCCTGCTGCTGGCCCTGCCGTCCGGCTCCGGCCTCCTGGTCCAGGCTGCCGTGCACGCCGTGGTGTTGGCTCTCCTTTATTGGGCGATCGCCACGTACGTGCTGGGCCTCAGTCTGACGACGGCTGACCTGTTCGTACCGGCTATGCTGTTCGTGCTGCTGACGCCAGGCGTGCTGCTGACTCTGCCTCCGGGCTCTGCCGGCATCTTCCGCAGCGGTCAGACGTCTGGTGCGGCCGTGGGCGTGCACACCCTGGTGTTCGCCATCGTGTTCGCGACCCTGCGTTCCCAGTTCCCCCAGTACTACTAAGTGCGGCGGGCCCAGTGTCCTAATTTAGATTTAAAATAGAAGGATGGTCAAGTACTTGGCCATTGGCCCAGGTGCCATGGGGTATTTCACCTTTTTGGGAGCCTTGGTCAAACTAAAACAGGCGGGCCGGCTCGACGAACTTGAAGAGATTTCAGGAGCGTCGGCCGGGGCCCTATTAGCTTTTGTGTTCGCCCTCGCCAAGGGGGACACCACAAAGGTTCTCGACTTTACGCTTACGGTTCCTATAAAGCAGATGATGAAGCCTAGCATCAAAAGTCTCCTCAAGGAGTGGGGACTCATTTCTAGTTCAAAATTGCATACAGTCTTTTCGGACATGGTTGAAAAATTCACGGGGAAACGAACGGTAACCTTCAAAGAACTCTATGAGTCTTGGCCGATTAAGATTCACGTGTCTTCATACTGTGTCAATACATGCAAGACTGTCTATTTCTCAGTGGACTCGGCACCTGATATGAACGTCGTAGATGCCGTGTGCGCCACCGTGGCCATACCGTTTATCATTTCTTCAGCTAAATTGAACGACGGCTGGCACTACATAGATGGCGCCACAGCCGAGGCCATCCCGTGCGCGCCATTTCTGAGCCGCCCTCGGGATGAGGTCCTAGTTCTCGCGTTTGAATGGAACAAAATTCCGGAAATAAAGGATATGAAAAGTTACGCCATGGTCATAATCGCGACTCAGATGCGCTCTCGAGCCACCTACGACTTTCCTATTTTGAATTTAAATTCAGGCGACCTGGACATTTTTGATTTTTCAGCGGGTCAAGAGCAAAAGCTCAAGTTATTCATGAAGGGCATGTCTCAGTAAATTTCTCTGTACATTTCAAAATGAAACATCATATCCGCTCCAGTCACGTCGTGAAGATTTCTCACAAGAAGATCACCGTCCGGAAGACCAAAGGCCGTCCCGCATTTTCGTACGTGCGCAAGGCGACGACCCGTCGCGTCGCGTCAGTTCCCGCCTACGACGTGGGTGCGATCGGCCGCTCCACGAAGGTGATCGGCCCGCTCAAGGGTGGTATGCTCACCCGGTACGGTTACCACCCGGTCGAGGCCATGACCAACCGACACAAGGCGCTGACCAAGGGTATCAGCAAGGGTGAGAAACCCCTGTCCGTGATGCGCCGTCTGGTCGCCATCGGGACCCTGACCAAGCGTACTCTGCCCCGTGCGTCTCGCATTTACCGCCAGGACGCCAAGTGGATTAGCCGCAAGTACCTAAAGGTTAAATAAATTCTTAACCTAAATTAATACATGCCTACCCTGCGTGAAATCCAACAGTGGACACCGAGAGCCGCCTCAGTCCGTCACAATCGTCGTTTGGCTCTGAATACGGGAATTCAGATGGCACTGACGGCCCCGGCGCCGCAGCGCAAACAGGCGCTCAGTCGGGAGCTCCGCAAACATCCGGCCGTGGCCCTCTCGGTCTTGTCGCGGCCGACTCTCAAGCGCGTTCTTTTGACCCTTGGATTCAGCCTTGCAGCGGTCGTCGCCGTCATGCACTTCCCGAAGCTGCCAGCGGGCGGCCTGCCTGCAATGGCCCCCACGCCCACCGGAAACGCGCCGCTGGCCGCCCGGACATGGGGCGCGCGCGCAATGAACTACGCCCCGGGCCGTCAGACCGTCATCAACGTGGGTGGGGCGGTTGCCACCGCGGTCAATCCCATGTTCGCCGTAAAGTGGATCGTCGGATCGGTGACGAGCCGAGTCGTCACCGCCATGGACGGCCAGATTGGTCAGTATGAACAGGCGGCTAATCGCGCCCGTCAGAACCTCGAGTTTTACCTATCCTGGACCATGTTCATTGCGTTCTTGGCCGTGATCTCCCATTTTATTCCGAGAATTGCGCACAACGTCCGTGCGACCGTGCACGTTCTGACCTCGGGCAACGCTCACCAGGCGGCCACGCTCGCCGGACGCGTGGGCACCAAAGCCATTGCAGGTGGGTCTGGGTCTCGCAGCCGTTCCCGGACGCGCAGCCGTTCCCGTGAGCGCGCACGGACCCTGCGCATCGGGGCTGGCATGCCCACCAATACCCAGCTCCTGGCCCGTATGCGTTAAAAAATTCCACGTCTAATTTAGTATGAAAATTAGTCAAATCAAAGACGCGACTGCGGCCGCCATGTTTGCGGCCGCGATGGTCGTCGTATGGTCAGGGCCGGTCCCTCGGGAACTTGTTCTCAAGGGTCTCGGACTAGGGGTCGCGGTCGATACCCTATTTACCTTCAATCCCACGTGGCACGGTGCCGAGTGGAAAACAGGTCCTGTGCTCGCCAAGATGACTGTCCTCGGGCAGGTTTGTATATTTGCATACATCTTAGCTACTCATGGATCGCTGCATTGAGCTTGCCCAAGACATCTGGACGACCCTTGGTCCCGGTTATTCCGAGCGCGTCTACCACAACGCGTTTGAAATCGCCCTACGCGAAGACGGGTTTTCGTACGAGTCTGAGCGGATCTTGCCCGTGTCATTCAGGGGTCACAACGTAGGTAACCTACGCGCCGACCTCATAGTGGCTGGCCAGTTCATCTTGGAGCTCAAGTCCACTTCGAGGCTCAAGGATGAATTTCGGAATCAAATTCGCAACTATATGAAACTGACCGGTCTCAATTCTGGTATGCTCATCAATTTCCCAGACAAATCGGGACCTCTCGAGTTTGAGAAGTTTGAACCAGCCCCTTACACAGAGGCGGAACTGATGGTCTTTCCGTGGTTGGCGATGCGTGACTAGAC